TAGCTATTGATAACGTAATGGGTAGAACTAATATACAGGTTCACTCAGGAAACTATACGAGCCAGATTCAAGGCTGCATTTTAGTTGGAGACTCGGTTAGGTTTTTAAACGATGATGGCGTGCCAGATGTAACCAACAGCAAGAATACACTGAAAAAGCTGCTATCTATGCTAGAGGATAGTTTTAGGGTAGATATTGATTAAGAGTTGTTCATCACCTAAATTCCACGCTCTAACTGTTACTGTATTGCTGGCTGATGCCCACAAAAAAAACTGAATTAGAGCTTAAAAAAATGCCGCAATAGCAAGGAGGAGCTAGAGCGGCTAATATTGTATATTTACATATTTAAGAGCTAAAGACAAGGAAGTCTGCGCCCGTAGTTACTCCAATTGCTACGGGTTTTTTACTTAAATGTAAGTATCTACTTTCACCCTAAACGTTAGAGATGCTAAATCAATAGCAACACCAGTAGGATTGAACGCCCTTACAGTAACAGTGTTCGCAGCAGACACGAAGCCTGTAAACATCATAGATCCAATACCAGCCGATGGCGGCACAACTATCACCGCATCAAGCGACTTAACGCCAGTTAGAGTTATGGTTAAGTCTGCGTGAGTTCCAGCAGGTACGCTTGGAAAATCTAAAGTAGCATCAACAGTGAGTACGCTACCTTGAGTTTTAACGTCCACATTGAGCGTTTGAGATACATCACCCTTAAAAGCGTTATCACTAATAATATAGCTTACCACGTTTGGACCAAACTCTAATCCGTAGTCTGTGCTTGATGTCGTAAATGGTATTGTGACGGCTGTATTTTGCTTGATGGTTATATCTGTAGATTCTTCGATATAGATACCACTAGCATTTGTTGTCACCCCTGCGTTGTAAATATCATTATTTGAAAACCTAACCGATTCCATGTCAGTACCGTTAATTCCATCGTTACCGCTTCTAACTATAATATTGCTATCAATTTTAGAGTTGACTATCGATGTTAAGCTTATTCCATAAGAGCCAACATCCGTAATTATATTACCTCTAATATTAACAAAAGCGACATCATCAAAAATCGTAGAAGAGACAGCCCCAGCAAAAGGTGGAACGACTATTCCAGCACCAGAAGTTATATTGCTAATAATATTGCCTTCTACGTCCGTAGCTGTGTAAGGGTACGATTCTTTTAAGTCGCCCTTCCTTAAAAATATCCCTGCTGAACTCGTGGCATTACCTGTGATTATATTACCTTTGATAACGTTGTTGTCACCGTTAGCATCCACAACAATACCAATGTCATTATTATACAATGTATTTAACGCTATTTTGTATCCTGTTGAACTAAGGCAGAATATACCCCATACAGCACCTTCTACAGTGTTATCTACAATGGAGCAACCATCACACTCTGAGTCTGGGAATATACCTGCACCAACACCACTAAAATTATTACTTACGTAATTCTTATTTATTTTTGTATTGGTCTGGTCAGCCATTGCTATGCCGTTCCCGCCATAAGAGTCAATAATACAATCAGTAACAATCCCTTTATCTCCGCCTACAGAAGTCCCTGTGGCTGTCCTTGGCCCAGTACCGACTAGGATTCCATGCCATACAGTTTGATTTACTTTTACGTTTTCTATTCTTGGATTTTCACAGCCAGCCAAATACACTCCGTTGGAGTATCGGTTATTAGCGTCTTGTATTGATGTAATAAAAATATTTTGATCAACGCCCTGTGTTAGTGCTGGCGATATACCCACGTTAAGAAATTCTTCGCCTATCCCTCCTGCCGCCATAGGCACGTTGCTGGTGATAGTGTAAACGGTGTTATGAGTAGGGTCTACTTCATATCCATTAAAAGAGCCTGTTACTCTACGCATGAACTGGAACTGCTCCCCAATATACATTTGCGTCAGAGGGAACACGCCAGAGTTGGCTTGTACATTTAACGCATCAAAGTTAAGTAATGAGTCACCTGTTGAAGCGGTTGTTTTCGTTTTATAGAACGATGCTTGGCCTATATTTACTATAGAATTATCCGTTGCCTCCGCTACCAAAGTCGGCGTAAATGTGATACCTGCCATCGCATTACCCGCCGCCGTAACAAAGTTTGTTATAGTGTAGATAGTAGAATCTCCATCGACAGTAAAAGTATTACCGCCCCCGACAGAGCCAGCCAGCGTAGCAGCATCAACATCAATAGAGCTTGAGCCTATCGGCTTTGTTCCATTAACTAAAGCGCCGCTATTTGCTGTTATTCCCGGCTTGGGTGCGTGCCTTGAAAAGAACCCGCCTCTATCTGCATTATGCTGAACAGTAATATCTTTTACTGTAAAGTCGCTCCCGGAAATTGACTCGATGATATTTTGCCTCTGTACGCTATCAGCGAGCTTTAACGTACCTGCCCCTTCTATAGTAACATTTACCAAGTCCCTATTTGTTCCGTCAATCTTTATTGCTTCCGTCAATTCAAAAACACCGTAAGGAAGATAGTGAACAGAATTAGACCCTGCTGTATCTATGCTTGATTGTATATTTGATATATCTATAACTTGCTTTGTAACTGGATTAGCAAAAAACCCATTTACAGGTATAGCGCTACCGTAATTAGTTGCATTTACCGTGTATAGCGTACCGTTAAGGCTTAACTGGGTGTTAATTCTCGGCTTGCTCGCCTGTAAACCTGATAAGGTAGCGAATACACCACCTGTTACTCCGTTACTCATACTCATTTTTTATTCCTCATACGTCACGAGTGTTCTAAAGCCAACTTGTTTTTGAAATATTTCAACGTTAAAGTCTGGGTTGTCGCCTATGGATGTGACAGACCTTGCGAATCTAAATACACCAGTCGCAGAAAGATTGACTCTTGCTATGTACTCAACTCCAGCAGTTACAGACAGTGGAGAATCTGGATCTTCAAAAGTAACACTTCCTACCGTTGCTCCTGAAATATCTTGAATAACATACACCGGCGCAGTTGTAAATGTAGCGCTCACCTTGCTTGTGTAAGATATAAATATAACAGCGTTATCTGATGAAAAGCCTGATAATGGTTCGGTTGATATATCTGTAAAATTATCCAAACCAAACAAACTAAACTGTGATTTTTTAACGTACCTATCACCGATATAAACATTTGATAAAGAATCTTTAGCAGAATTAACAATATCAATATTTGTGTTTAATGTAGTGATTCCGTCATCAAAGTAAAAGTTATAATCAACAACTGAAGGAACGTTATAGCCATGCCTTGAATTAACAGAAGAAAAGTTTATTTCTTCCGCTGTACTGTCACCGTAAACACTCATAATATTACCAATAGGCGCATTTACTTGTACGTTTTGACTGATTTGATGATAAACACCAGATTGATAGACACTAAAGTCATCAGCTCCAGTTATCCCTTGGATGGTGAAATTCACCCCTTGATCTGCTAGCACTCCTGAGCCGTCACTAACTCGTTGTGATTGAGTCCAGTTATTTTCGTTATAACCGCCAAAAAAAGAAACTTGAGCGCCGCCGCCTTTTATCATGGTTCCTGTTTGCCATGCGGATTGTGAAATCCCGCCATGCCATTCAAGAGAGACAAAATTCCCTACATTGGCAGTATTGTCAACGAATCGGTTATGCCAGTAACGTTCCGCTGAACACCCGAACATATATAAAGCATTTATAGGTCCCTCGCTGCCATCAATCCACCAACCGTATGAAGGAACAGGATCATTAAGACCTAGAGGCGCGTGCCTGTCTGCTGCTTGCCTAGCGTAACAGTTATAAAAACTAGGGTTGAATGATTGCAGGATATGGAAAGCGTACCGCTGAGCAATAGAGAAAACATTTTCCATCGAGCAAGATTCAAACCAATTACGGATTTTTATCCCAGTGTCGTTTCGCTGGCCGTTGCCTGACAAGTTGAAGTTTTTCAGGCTCATGTTTTTATATGTGTAAGCATCTAAAAACTCAATGACAACAATATCATTTTGGGAGCGTAAAACTGTACTGTTTCCTGCTCCTGTTACCGTAAAGCCAATAACGCCAGAGCCAGTAGACTTATTCACCTGATGAGTACTGTAAAAGTGCGCTTCTTTGCCATCTAACGAAAGGTTAATGCCGTTATCAGCGCAATATGTTAACGCCTCCTGTAGTGCTGTATCATCAAAACCAGCCGCGCCCTCGTCTAAGAATTTAGCGCCAGCTTGAGCAAGTGTTACAGTGTTATTTTTAGGGATTAGCTGCGCGAAAAGACCCGTCGCAGTTAAGGGAATAAAATCTATCTGACTGAATACTCCTGACTGTATTGTGACTACTTTGTAAGTCGCTGAGCCGCCATCATTTAAAGAATGATAACCCTCTGTATCAAATATATCTCCAACCACAAGATCTTGATTTGATTTAGCATCAGTAAGCGAGTTAAAAACTTTTTTACCCTGCACTGTGATACCGCTTATAGCCACTATAGCGCCGTAAATCACAAATACTTGCTCGTTACCCGTAAAGGCCACTGTTACTGTAATGTTTCCGTTTGCAGGGTCGTAAATGAAGTCTTCACCCTCTTCCTGCGTGTCGCCATCAATAACAAGGACTAAGCCGTTAGGTGCTGCTGGTACGTTTAATAACACTTGCCCACTAGTTACTGAAAACGATAAGTAGTTTACATTCTGCTCGAATCCGTCACCAAATGGATTTATGCTTTCAGCGACTCTTAACGCGTTGATAGTGTCGTTAGCGTCTGCCTCTGCTGCTGTGGGGAATAAAAAAGCATCGTAAGTTTGGTTTATAAATGGTATAAACAAAGTATTACCGTCAGTTGTAGGAAATCCATCAACATCAAGCTCTGCTTTTGCTAGTGTAGTATCGCCGCTTGAGTCAATTGACATAGCTATCGGCGTTGTTGTTTCTGGCTTGTAAAACTTTAAATACCAGCCATCTTGTTCGTCGTACTGCGGGATTATTCCTGCTATTGGTGCGTATGCCATTTTGATTCCTTACATTGAATTTATTGCGTTTAAAGATAAAATAATAGCAAGCGCTAAGGAAATAAAACCAAAAAGCTTTGATACTCTAGGGAATGATTCCTTAGCTAAATACCATATCGCAGGCGGTGTAAATAAAGTTAATAATATCATTCTTTTTTTCCTTGACTAGCTAGTGCTTTATAAGCTCGTAATTTTTGATTAAAATCCGGTGTAGATAAATTTTTTATTCTATCTCTAATGCCTAGTCCAACTTGAACTTCGAGAGGTACGCCAGCGGCTGCATCTGCAGCAACATCAATTAAATTACCTTTTAGCGCGTTTGGTTTTGCTAGTTTGAATGAGTTCGATATATTATTAGCCATCCAGCTTAGCGCCTCAATATCATCTTTATAGTTAACAGTAAAATCTCTGAGTACGCTATCTGTGTCTTTTATTAGTTTATTAATAACAACACCACTTGGCGCGTTAGATGTTATTCGCCTGGCTTTATTTCCTAGTATCTCACTAGATGCTGAGTCGAATATATCAATCTGGCTACCATCCAAGTCTTTTCCTGCTAACTTATTGAACGCTTTTTTAAGCCCGATGGTTTTACTGAAATCAATATTGGCTAATTCGTACGTAGTAGATTTTGAGTCTAATACATCATCTATGCCCCTAGATAAGTCAGTTAATAGTTTTTCTGAATCTGCGTCAATTTTTCCTGTTCCTAGCTCGTTATAATCAATATTCTTTCTTATTGATTTTTTTAGGTTGTGAGCATCTTTAAACCCCTGCTTACTGTTTGATAATTTATTTACCAATTTAGTCATCTCTTCTTTGCTTCCGCCTGAGAAGTCAGACCGACTAAAATCAGGCGTTATCCATCCGTCATCACCTTTAGTGAAGGTCACGCCCATTTTATTTAGTTTAGTGGCAAAAACATCTACAGGGGATGAAATATCAACCTCTACACCTTTTAATTTATCAGCAACATCTCCTATTCTTCTGCTGGCTCTTTTGTTTACGCGGTTAATGTCTTGCGCTCTATCTATTATAGCGTCTCCGACAACATCAATAGGGCTAAACTTCTGCTTAGTTAGCGGATTTTCCTTGCCAGCCTTAACGCCATCAAGCATTTTATTCACACGTTTTTTAGTGGCAGAGCTGGCGTTTTCCATGACAGAAATCACCTCTCTTGCTGACTCCTCGCCAAAGCTTTTCTCAAGCACTTTAAATGCTCTATTGGTTGTCTTGTTGTTTATGATGTTTCCGCGAGAGGTTATCTCTTTTCCTATATTTTGCGTGTCTGGAGAGTCAGATAAAATACTTTCCGCTAACACCTTTCTAGCATCTTTAGGGTCTTTAAATGCTAGGTTTGGCAATGTTGTTTTTGGTCTAGTTAAAGCACCGACACCAATCATTTCACCAACCATTGCAGGAATTGTTTTTATAAACGCACCGACTGCTGGACTGCCTGTCAAGTCAAACCCTTTATCAGCCGCTTTAGATGTGAATTCGTCAACAGACTCAATCATAGGCTTTAACGGCTCTAATTTATCAGCCATTTGCTGAATAGCCGCGTCCTCGTTAACACCCCGAGGTTCGTAAGTTAATATCTCTTTAACATTATTTAAAACCTGTACAGGATCATTACTTGTTAATGGATTTAATAAATCAACGGTAGCTGTTAAGCCTCCTACAATCTCGCCAGCAATGCCACTACCAAGCTGTAAAGCGCCTTCAAAGCCGCCGATCAACTGATTGTTTAATTGCTGAGGTTCTAAGTCTTTAGCTGTTAATGGTTGCTCTGTAATGCTTTCTGTTACTGGTGCGGTGCTTTGTTCGGCGGGAGCTATCTCTTGCTCTGGCTGTTCATCAAACAAACCTTGAGACTTAGCGAAGTTCAATATTTGATCGTCTGTAGCCCCCTCTGGAGCTTCAATCTGAAAGCTTTGCCCTGATGGTGACTGTATAGTAACAATAGGCATTATCTAACCACCTTAAATCCTGCGAATTCATCAACTGGAGCTTGCCCGAGTTGTAGTTTCTTCGCCTCAATATCTCTTTTCTTTTGCGCTATAAACGCATCTGTCTGTAGTATCTTTTGCTCTGGAGTTGCGTTTGGGTCGCCAAAAGTATTAGATAGCCTTAACCCTTCCCCCTCCGTCATTGCACCGCCAAATGTTTGTTTGAGTAATGGTAATACCTGATTGTCAATAATCGCTATATATTTAACCCTAGCATTTGCTCCCTTGGTCGATCCGAAGCCTGTTTCTTTTGCTATAGCATCAAAAAACCTGCCGCCATATGTACTGGTCGCGACACCAGCAAGCTCTTTAAGTCCATCCATAGCGGTTATTAACCCCGGAAGTCCAGCCTCAGCCCTTGCTAAGTCGTTCAGTACATCCCCTTTTTCTGTAGCTTCTTTTTCTGCTAACTTGATCGCTTTAGTTATTTGAGGTTTAAATTTCTTTTGAGCTTGCAGTTTTGCTTCTTCTGTTGCTGTTGCTTTTTTACCCTCTGCATCAGCTATCGCTGTGGATAAGTCATCATCTACTGCGATCCTTTCTGCTGCAGAAGTTGATACCTTCGCTATTCTTCCTAGCTTTCTAGCTGCTTCTTGTGCCTCTATTGTTGTCAGTTTAGGGTCGGCCTTAACAAGCCCTACTAAGTTTTCATGTTCTCGCTGCGAGACTGACTTAGAGCTAGATGCGGCAGGCATTAAAGTGTCGTTAATCTCTTGCGCTAATAAAGCCAATCCCTCTGGGGTCTGAGCTTGTAATATATCTTCATCAATTCCAGCGGTATCTACACCAGCACTTTGAAATTGTTGCTTTTGCCTTTGAAGCTCACCAACTAACGCTTGAGGATTATTTAACAATGGTCGTAAAGCATTAGCATAACTAGCCGCTATTTGTTGCGCTTGTTGTTGTTGATTAGATAACTGAGTGCCTCCGCTTGCTGCAAATTCAGCTTGTTGCAAGTTAGCAGGTTGTTGAGCTTGTGCTAATTCAGTCTGTAACTGTAATAACTGATTTTGAAAAGGCGCTTGCTCTCTGCGCTGATTAAGTAAATCAACTTGCTGTAGGTTTTGTACGTTTTGCGCTACCCTTTGGCCTATATTTAAAGGCTTTCCGGCTAAAGCTATTCTTGAATCTATCGCCATTACACGCTACCTCCTGCCATGTTAAACCCTAAATTTGAAGTGTCAGGTGGTGTGGTGTTATTAGTTCCGAATAGATTAGTAACATAATCTTGTACATCTTGATTGCCAGCTAATTTAGAGCCAATATCAAAAATATTACCTCTTCGTGCTGATGCTGCGTTCTCGCCTGCGATAGTTCCTGCTGCTTGTGTTGATCCACCACCAGTTATCAAGTCGGATATTTGTTGTGATGCGGTTTGTTCGACACCTACTTGCTGACCTGCAGTATTCTGCCCTATATTTAATAGGTTTAGGATATCTTGTCGTTGCCTGTCAATTAGTGGTTGTGCTGCTAATGTTGCGTTATTTTGTAACTGCATCAACGTATCGCCAGCCGTTAATCTTCCTCTGGCTGCTGCGCTTTTATTTGTTTGTGTGTTTAGGTTGTCAAGACCTAGCTGAAACAAAGGGTTGTTTTGTGCGAATTGCGCCTGTGCGTTTGGATCGCCTAAAAAGCCAGCTAAATCTAAACCCTGCTGACCAACCTCCGCAAACGGAGTTAAAAAATCTTGTGATGCTTGAGCGCCTAAATCAACCCTATTTTGTGCGTCTTGAATAGCTGCCAATTGTTGCTTTGTTGCTCGCCTTGATGCTCGCTCGCCTTGACTACCGCCACCAGCAACAAGTCCGCCAATAGCTGCGCCTATAGCGCCGCCAACTGGACCACCTAAAGCTGCACCTGCTATTGGTGCTGCAATACCAGCTAAATTTTTTAAAAAACTCATAAATAAAAACCTTTTTAGTTGTTATCTGCCATGAGTCCATAAAGGTTATTCAAGCAAATATATTATATCATTAATTTATAACATGTTAAATCAAGTCTCTGTTTCTCGGCCAGATAGTGTAAAGTAAATACTATCTGGAGCGCTTGACTCTACATAAAGCTTGCCGCCGGGCGGGATAACTTGCCCGTCAATTCCTGCCCCTAAATCTATTTCGCCCCACACTACAATCCTGTACTTTATTTGCGGGTTATCTATACCCTCATCCTTTGGTACGATGTAAGCCCTGTAATACCTGTTTACAGTGCTAGTGTTTGTTGCTGTGAATGCGGTTATGATTGTGCCTCCGCCTCTTTCGGGCGATTGGTAAATCTCCTCTGGCTCATCAGCTATTGTATTTGCCGTCTTGCTAATTATCTGTTTTGAAGTTGCCATTACCTTTGCTCCACAATGTAATAACTATCTATCTCGGCTGTCACGTTGGATGTTGATGTGTTGTTAGCCACTTCTAAATAGATATAATCATTCTGGTCTAGCGCTGTATTGATGTTTATCTCAAAAAAAGCCACATCTCGACCACCTACAAAACTATTTACTTGTCGCTGCTGAGTGAGTATCACGTTAGCTGTTGATGTTGAATTGTCGAAATTCATTACCCGTAAAGCTAAAACATCATTCGCTGTTGAGTCTATAACAAACGATGCTATTATTTTGTACTCTCTGGGCGTGTTGCCTAAATGCCTTAATTGTCCGGCGCTAGGGCTATCAAAGTGCTGTAATCCCTGCGTAGACCAACTGCCAGCGAGAAGTGCTACAAATGTACTGGCGGCGCTTATGGTTGTGGTTGTTTCGGTTGACACGCCTATCGAGCCACCTTCAAAAGTATTCGGCATCCCGTTGTTATTTGACCATTTTGATGATAAATCACCAGCAGTCATATTAGGCGTTAAGTTCGTATCTGTAGCATCAAACACGCCACTTCGGGTTATAATGACACCATCAATTTCAACGGTTGACGGATTTACGAACTGAGATGTATTAAAGTCAAAAAATGAAGCGCTTACTGGTAAGTCTATGTTCATGTTAGACCTAAACCTAGATGCCATAGAAAACCCAGATCCAGCTTTAAATAGCGAGTAAGCTCCATCGTCCAAGCTTCTTACTATAGATGTATCAATGAAAAAACCACCGAGCCATGCACCAGACAAAGTTAACTCAGGTTTACCGCCAAACCTCCCAGTGCCAACCTCTAGGCCTTGCCTATATCCATTAATTTCGCCTAATGAAGTGCAATCGTTATAGTTAATACGGGCAAATTCAAAAGCATCGAACCCTGTGGCTGATGTTAGGTCGTAAACTACAGAGCCCACCCCTGTTACTTCGATAGCGTAGTCTTTGCCGATTAAGTTACCCGAGCCACCAGAAGGAGACGTGAACATTGCATAATTAGGACTGCTAGAGGTTAATTTAGATAGATCGAAACTATACCCGGTTATAGTTAATCCTGTAGCTGGGATTTCTATTGATTGGCTCCCCATATCAATAATGCCGTCAATAAAATACTGCTTAGAACTATCAAGTGTGCCAGCTAAATCAGATGCAGCTTTTACTATCACTATATTATCTAAGTATTGCTCGTAAAGCTCAGCAAAATTAGATTTCACCTTCGTGAATGCATCGAAATAAGTATCGCCCTGCTTGGCGTTTGCTGCGCCTATATTTATAATTTCTTGAGCCATTTAAACCTCTGTTTTATCTGTTGTTTGCTCAGCGCTATCAATTGTAAACCCTGTTGTGTCGATGGTTACAGGTATTCCGCTGCCTATTTGCTGCCTAATATCGAATAGCTTGGATAGTGTATGACCTATCGGCTCATTACTATTTGCCGTTGCAAAGTAATCCTCTCCTGCTCCCGTTCTTTTCCATAACTGAAAAACAATAAAGCGTAATTCTTTTAGAAAGTTAAACAAGCCGCTTTCTTTTATGTCTGGAAGCAACGCCTGTTCTGGCGGGTTTACACGATTAAAAGCCATTATCTGCCTACCGTTTTAACGTCAATAGCTGCGCCTGATATGGCTAAAGGTACTGGGTCCGACAATGTAATTCTGAATACAAAGCTTTCTCCGCTTATAATTTGATATAGCTCGCACCTTAATGTGTGATCGCCTAATCTACCAAGCTCAACCCACGCAGAATGAGCGTATGACCTGCCACCGTCTACGGATGTTTCAATCATAACCCTTGGGTTTTCCCCTTGGCCTGTTATTAATCCAACTCCAGCTTCCACGAAAAGCTCTAGGCGGGACATTTTTATTCTTTGCCCTTTAATGCCTAACGATTCACCAGTAATGGTTCCTGTTATTCTTTCCCTGATAATAACATCAGAGTCTTGTGTATATGAGTCTAAGTCTAAAACCAGCCATTTACCGCCGCTTGCAACATAGTTCTCGCCGTAAACGTTTATTGCGCTTGTTGCTGAATAAGCACTACTTAATGTTGTCGAGCTTAAATTAAACCAACCTTGAGTACCTAAAGCGCTGTTTATCACATAAGTCCTATTGGCTGTCGGGAATGTTATCGCGTAGAAGTCCTGCCCTTGTATTGTTAATGTAAAACCTATCGCATCGTCAATCTTGCCTGCTCGCTCCATAAAATTAGATAAAGAATCGTCGCTAACTTTTTCTTCTGAGTTTCCACGAATTCTATAGATTGATTTATCATCACCAAGCCAGTAAACATAATTATCTGTATTAGCTACTGAATGAATAGCAGCAAGACCTATATTCTTTTGTTGTCCATCAACTCTATCAATCGGCGGGCTACCTACTCCAGAGTTATACCACGGCTCTAATGTCTCAACTCCGAATCTATAAACAGTCTGGTTGAAAGGGTAATCTCTAACTAGGTTATCAGGATTAGATTCCGCGCCTATCCCATCCAGGCCAGACACATCAAACGGGTCTCCCGTCGCAGACATAAAGCTCAAATATGGCGTTGTGTATATAAACTGATTATTGATAATCCCGACAGATATAACACCAACTAAATTAATGTTAGTGTTTTCTTGAAAGTCATTGGTGCTAGCTGAATACACGTAAACTTTATCTGAGACTATAACTAAATTATCCCCATCGTTTGCGAATATGCATCTATCTCCACCAGTTACAAAGCCTTTTTGCGCGTGCGAACCGCTTGAGTCCACTCTGTATAATGAGTTACCTACAACTCTATAGGCTATACCATTCATAACACAAGCGCCGCGTTCATTATCGCCTTGAACTTCGCTCCTTAGTATTTGACCGGGGAATGATTGCAAGCTAGTTTGGTCTTTGCTGTATTCATTAATTTGCAAATACATATTAGTAGTGCGCTGCGTTGATACAGGTCTGGACCTGTTCTCATGAGTGCCGCCAACTACATTAAATGGTATTGTTTGGAATCTAGACATTAAGGTTTAGCTCCATTAATGCTCATTGACATCGACGGGCCGTATCTTGCTTTTTTATCTGACTTATTAGCGCCCTTTATAGCGTCTTGGAATTTGCCAGCATACTTAATCGCATCTTCTGTGTCTTCTGACCACAAGAATAATTGATGTAAAACCCCATAAAGGTAGATATTAGGATAACCGAGCATCAAAGAGTTAGTTTGATTTGCCTCTGTTAACGGGTCTGGCTTTTTATAGTATTGTATTTGAATCGTATAAGCAGAGTCTGGGACTCTATCGAATTCTAGCTCAGTACCTACAACAGTAAAAAATCTAGGCTGGCCATTTGTTATCTGCCTAATTAATTGCTCTGGAGCTTGAAATACCACGTCACAATAGCCGTTACCTGTTTCTAATTGAACGCTTCTAGCTTTTTCAAAATTAGGAGGTAGCGCTAAATATCTAGCGTCCGCTGATGCCGTAGAAACCGTTTCTGTCTCTCTTATGCGTAATTGCGTTTGAGCGTTGTTAAACATTTCGTATTCAGCAAGCGCAATAAAGTCGGGGATTAAGTCTAATATATCTTTTCTGTGGCTCCACTTAATAATAGAACCCACTAAATCATCATAACTTGCTAGTGCCATTAGATAACGCCTTGTTTAGTTCTTAATTTATTCCACTCTGGAGAATTTAACTTACTAAGTAAAAACTTTCTGTTTTGTACGTCTAAAGGGTTTGGGTTATCTGCCCCTTTAGCTTTTAGTTCTTCCGTCCACTGCACAATAACAATAGGCGGGATAGATGCCATGCGATGCCAATCACCCTTAAAGCCTTGACCGTTAGTGTCCTCAAACTTTTTATTATGCTCTAAGAAAGGCTTAACGTCTTGGGTTTGATAAACTTTAATCTTGCCGTTATCGTCTTTAGAGTATTTCTCTATAATTCCAGTTTGTGCATCTATATCGTACATTTAAACGGCCTTTGCTTTTTTGAAAATATCGTATTCTTTCTGTGAGCAAGTGAACTCTTCGCCTTTTTTAACCATGCCTTTATCGGTACAGAGGCTTTTAAGTGCTACTGCTTTTTTGCTGGTAGCTTTTTTTGGCTTTGCTTTTTCTTCTGTCATAAATCACCTGTAAAATTAATGGGGAATCCTTTCCCCTGTATTGTTTTATGCTGTGAGATCAGCCACGATGCCGCTTGATTTTTCATTTTTAGCGGTAAGCGTATATTCAGAAAGTAATTGAACGCGATCTGAATCGCCCGTTTTAGCTAATGGCGTTTCTTGGAAATCAGCCAAGGTTGATAAGCACCACATATCCATCTGAAGAACAAGCATTGAGTCTTGAACTTGAAAACGGTTAGGAATGACAGCTAACGAGCCAAAATCAGATACATAAATATCAATAGCTGTGTTAACTGTAGCTGCGTTACCGTCTACAGTACGCTGAGCCGCGCCTGCAGTGCCGCCATTAACGATGCTAGACATAGCCTGTTTAATAGTAGAGCCAACCATGATAGTGTCCGGCTCGCCACCTTCATCCCAACATGAAGCAAGAACAGTTTTTAGTTGTGACTCAGCAAACGAGCGAGGAGTACCAGCAGTACGGGTATCACTACCATCGCCAGTAGGAGCAACGCCACTAGCACCAAGATCAACGTTAGTTGCTAACCATGATTCAATACCCGCAGCTTTACGCGCTACAGATTCAGATCCGGTTGCTTTTGCTTTATTAGCAAGAATAACCTTTTCCATATCTCGTTTAAGTTCTTTAGTTTTAAGCATGACTTGATATTCCATCTCATCACCACGACCAGCACTTTGAACTTGTCGCTGCGTGCGTGTAACGCGAGGGACTTTATCAGAAATTTGCGTTTGATTATCTAAGCGCACGGTAGCTGTTGACGCTGTAGTTGTAGCGTCGTTGCCTTCAATTTGAGCGTTATTATCATCAGCCGCAGCTAAATCTTGAGTTTGCCATTCGTGTTTAGTTCCTGTAGCTGTATCACGAGCAATACCAGAAATAAACGGGGTTTGTGTTGGTGCAATATTATAAATATTATCGATTAAATCTTCACGATTACCTATCGCATCGTATGTACTTACTGTATTAGCTGGAGTAGTCATAATTAATTACCTTTATTTTGTCGTTGAAGTTTACGTAGAAGCAAAAAGTCCTTGTCACTGCCTGTTTTATTAAATCGCTCTTGAACTTTTTTTATATCACTTACTAACGTTGCCTGCGCTTGCGCTTTTGGTTTTGTACTTACTGGAGCTTTTCGAACTCGCTTCTCAACTATCGCCTTTTTAATATTGGTAGCCTTAAATCGTGCCGCATCAATCACCGCTTGAGCCAATAAAGAGCTGGAATTAACCTTACTCACTTGCTCTTGCGTAAAGCCATTATCAGTGTAGTAATCAGTTAAAGCCTTCATATCGTTCTGATATGCTTCTGTCGCTTTACCGTCATTTAACCACTGAGGATTGGCCTTGATTAACTTGGCTTGCTCTTCTTGTACATTGACATTAGAAGTAGGCGTGGCATTTTTCTTGGCTTCCTTTAAAAGCTCTTTGCGCTTGCTTTGTTTCTCAATGTGTTCAATGTATTTCTCTGGCTCGTACTCTCGCATCTCTTGGATTTGCTCGTCAGATAATGACTCCTCACTTATCATCGCTTCTAATGTTAATAGTTGCTCCGATAATTTAGATTGCTTACCTGCTAAAGCTTCGCGTTCAGCTTCAAATTCTTTTCTGCTGTCGGCTAATTCCTGAGTTTTACGAGTATAATCAGCCTGCATTAAGCCGTTAGATTTCCACTCTTTAAGTTGGTCTGAGCTTACTTCTTCACCATCAAGTTCATAGTAAAGAAGGTCTGTTTCCTCGCTTTGAGTTTCTTCTTCCGTTGCTGATTCTTCAATTTCCGATGTAGATTCTTCATGAGTTACCCCTTCTGTTTCTACTTCTTCCATTGGAGCGCTATCTTCTAGCACATCGACCGCCTCAACAGGTAATGGTTGCTCGGTTGAGTCCGTACCTGCTCTAGCTTCTTTTCTTGCGTTTAAATAATTCTGTTCTGCTGTGTTCATGTGAGTCCTTAATGGTTGTTCACGTTAAATTACATTTCTAAGGTGTTTCTTTGCTCTTTCCATTAAAGTTAAGTTGGCTGTCTTGCCATCCTTAATCGCTTTAGTGAATTTATCTAAAAACTTATTTAATACCTGTGATTGTTGCCACGCATCTAAACGCTCTTTATCGTCATCTAAACTAGTGCTCTCAAACTTGTTTAGTAAGTCACCACGCAGAGAGATGATAAACTCCTGTATTAATGGATCGTTAAGTAGCTGGTCTGCACGTTGAGCTTTTTGTATAGTGTTTTTTAAATCAGTTTCGCTTTTCATTAAACTAATGCCCCGTCAATATCTTTTTCACTGTCGATTTCTAACTTAGTTAAATCCACAGCTGTGTCGACTTGGTGCTGATTAGCGTCTTGAGCTGTTGAAATATTAAACTGTCTAATCTTCTCCGCTCTATCCGCTGTCTTTTGGTCAGAAGTGTCTTTGGCTACCATTAGCTTAGCTTGTGCTTCAATAGTTTTACTTTCTGTAAACGCTTGTAATTGTCTTATTTGCTCAGACTGCATTTGCATAGCTTCTTGCATCTGTAAAACCATAGCGTTCAATTGTTCGTTATCAGCGCGTAGATTCTCATCTGGCTCAGCAGGATCATTAAACAGTCGCTCAGAACGATTAAAGCCTAGCCCGTCAGTTAATGCGGTTAGGTTTGAATAAATACCCTCTTCGTCAACTATCTTAGAGCCAGCAGCTTTTAATTGCTGCTGTATGGTGTAAATGCCTTGCCTAGCTTCGACTAACTGCTCATTACTTCCAGCACCTAAACCAACTTTCGATTCCACGTGATGATTGTATTTCCAGCTAGTAGGATTAACGGTTAATGCTTTACCTAATATACGAAACTCTGTCGCTGTATCTTGGTATCGAGAAACTAACCAAGCAATGCCCTCATACAATTTACGCCATCCAGTTTCAGCATAGTTTCGGGCTATCAACTCTATCTTAGCTTGACCGTCATCGCGTACACCTTCAAAACGTGTAGCTGTCTCTCTGCCTATAGCGTCAGAATCTAAACCTTGATTAGACAATAAAGCGCCAGTTGTTTGCGCTCTTGCTTGGTCTACATATTGAAGAACTTGTAATGTACGGTCGCCAATATAAGGAATAACGAGAGGCATAACAGCCTGTTGAGGCAATATGGTGGTATCATCTTCTAGCCTGACCAGTCCATTAGTGCGGACAGTTAACATATCATCTAAATCAACATCAGGATGAACGACATTACGGGGATTGTTGACCATGTAAATATTATCATTCATGCCGCGCTGCAAGGCTGTTTTCTGTCTTTGTGTTTCGTAAGTTATTTCTGCGCGACTTCTACCGATAGCTTTATGAGGCATTAGGATGGCTGACAAAGAGGCGTAAGGTACGTGGTTAAATAATTCGTTAACTAAAACCTTATTACCACTAGTCATGATATGTCGTCGCTCTGCTATCCCATCTCCGTCATAATCAATCCTGACGTATAGGTCAGATATTTCTACTAACTGATTGGCCCAATCATTAATGGTTTCAGAGTCATTAGCACCGCCTTGGTCACGGTTACGGATAGCTTTTAAGTTGCTACTTCTGTTTGTATCATTGCCAATTGTAGGCAGTTGATCTACTAATTCACGACTAAAGCCGCGAGATAATAATTCGCCTCTTGTGCTTGAATCTGTATCACCCACCAACTCAGCATCACCTAAGCTTGTAGCGTTACGAGTAATTCTAAAGCGTTCAGGCGGTACATTAATTATGCATACCTTTTTAGTCTCACGGGTTACTCTGAATTTAATATCAAAAGTTTGTTGTTCTGTCTCTGATTGCTCGGACACCTCAACCTTAACCCTGTCAACTTCTGCGCCTTGTATACTTTTTTGTATAGCAATTATTTCATTACCATCAACGCCAGTATACTCAACCTCTTCAACTTCTTTTTTGTCTTCGATAAAGTATTTAATAACGCCATTCTTCTGTATTTCTGCGTCCTTCATCCAGTTGTGAAGCGTTTGGAATGAGTCTGGCTGATTACGTATGATCCAGTTTACGTATTTAGTTTTTTCTTCTGCCTCTGCAATCTCAGCTTCATTATCAGTATTAGGTTGAAACTCTAATATATCGCCTGATCCTAAAAAGATACGCGCCAAGCTGGGCATATCTGATTCAACTACGTCAGCAATATCTGTTGAAACTACACTTGATTGGTTCGGGATAGCAGCAAAATCACCTGACTTTTCAGCTAAGTAACCTTTTAAATACTTTTCGTTTTCGCGTGAGAATTCGCCGCTGTATTCAGCCGCTTGGTTTTCCGCTTGAGATAGAATAGAGATTAACTCACTATCAGTCATTTTTGCCATTAGTGAACCCTTTAATTAGATTGTACTATTATATCTTGTTTGCACAACCGTTTAAATGTGCGATAATCGTATATCGAATAGGCGGTTTACACTGGTACGTAATGATAAAACACAACGCAACAAGAATACTAACAAGTAAAGGCTGGACTATTGAACAAGCTTGTTATAGGTGGGGTATGAGAATTTCCACCTATAACGCAAGATGCAATAATCCCGCATTAGTTCAGCAATTGGAAGATATGTGCCGAGGATTAGAGGATAAATTAAATGAAAAAACTTAGATACTTTAAATGCACAGAAACTCAAGAGGTTTTTGAGAGGCTCGTTAGCGATGCACAGTTAAATGTTAAATGTAATTGCGGGGCTAATGCTTTAAAACAACTGTCAGCGCCTCGTTCGTTTGGCAATACCTTAGGTAAAAGCCCGTCTAGTAGGTATTAGTTTTTCCGTAGTTTAATTCCTTTCTGGCTCTTTTTGATGGTGGTGTAAACATTATCATCATTATAGAGTCAGCCATACCGGGGGAGTCAATCCCTTGGTTTTTCATTTCCTGCTTGTTCATTATCTGCTGTAATCCATTAGAGTTATTCTTTCTTGGTATACGACAAAGCTCAGACCTTAAAGCAGGTAAGCTTTCAATGCCTTCACTATCAAAGCTTATCATTTCGTTTGGATCTACATATTCCCCTTTCACTACGCACCTATATGTGTTGTAACACCTATCAGCAAGCATAATGTAATGTTGCGCTCTGTTGTTCTTAAATACCTCAGCGTTAGTTAATTGATTTGCCTTGTCTCCATATCCTTTCTGGTAAATCTTTTCCGCGTTATCTTGTCCTTTGCCTGATAAAGAGCCTTTAAACATTTGATACTTGGTATTAGTTCCATCAAAGTTATCAGATACTTGGCGCTTCAATCCCGCACCCATTCCGTCGCCATCCCAGATAAACCAATCAGCTTTATGCTCTCTTGCTAAGTTAGTGGCCCAATCGCAACCCACGTCTATTTCACCAGAATTCTTTTCTAGTACGTGCTGAACTATAGAGCCATGCCGCATAGCATAACCTTTGTTATCTTTCCCTGTGTCACTAGGGTCGTGCCCTGATATTCTAGCACCTAAAGGCTTGAATACTTCCTTTAGCTTGTCTAACTTGTGCGCATCAATACATGCGTCGAACCATTCAGTTTTAATAATTGAATCTTCGACCTCATCATTGAATTTACCCTCCCATATCCAGTCGTACTTAGCTCTAGATAAGTTTTCATAGTCCCATTGCCGCAATGTTTCTTGTTCAGCATTCCACCAAGGATTATCTCTCCAGTTAACCACGATAATTAGATGAAGTTCATCCTCATAATAGCCGTTGCGCTCTAACTCTTTTAAGTAAGGAACTATGAATCTTTGTGAAAATGGATCTGCGCTCGATTGAGGGTTAGCACTAAACCAACACTCAGCGCCGGGGTTTCTTAGTATAGTGGGAAGTAGCTTATCAATAGAGGCCTGGCTCATTGTCTGCGCTTCTTCAAACCAAGAGTATTTATATCCTTGTGCTGATTGAATGGAGTTGGGGTTTCTAGATGCGCCCTTATAGGTAGTTTGAGCGCCTTCTGGAGATATTATCTTTTTCTCTTGAACATTCCAACCGTCAAGATTGAGCCTTTCATTTATTGAGCCTTCAAAAACCCTGTGGACTGAATCTGCTATTGAATCCTGAAACTCACGCAAGCAATAAACATCAGCTTTCTCTGTTGCCATCTTAAAGGTTAAAGCGTCCCCGATACCTATAGACTTCCCAGAGCCACGACCACCAATAGCTATTTTTAATTGTTTTGGCTTGGTAAGGAATGGCTCTAGCTTCTTATTTATTTTAAGAGTCGGCATTAATAAACTCTACAGTCCATTTAGAATCTGTCTTGAATTCTTCGCCCTCTGCATTTTTAATCTCTACTGTTTTTTCGTCTGGTAGGTACTTTCTAAGTAGTGAAAGCCTGTGTGTTATAGCTCCGTTAAGCCTGCTTACTTCCACTTGCTCTAGAGGTATAGCCACGTTTTCAAGTTTTTCAATATTATCAATAATTTGGCGCACCTTGTTATTTTCACTAAGATAACGCCTTAATTCTTCTTTATTAACCTCTCTGCGCTTATTGGCTGAGGTGGTTGATTTTGCCATTTTGTGAGTCCTCTCGGTTATTCACTTGTCATGTTATTAGCGGTTTATGCTAATGTAAATGAACTTGTTGTAAAGTCTATTGTTAAAGTTTCGCCATCAGCTAATGCTAAGCTAGAGCCAAAATCGTAATAACACAACAAAGGGTCTGCTGGGCTTGTTGGTGTGTCGTTATAGATAATTATATACCTAAATGCTGCTACTGCGCCGCCTGATGCTGTTAATACTAAATCACCAAACAATTGTGCAAACGTTCCTGATGTTTGCCCTGAGCTAGCCGTAGTTAAGTTACGAGAGCTTAGGTTGGTATAAGATATCTCTGTTAAGTCAGCTAGTACAGTGTTAGTTGCTGCTGGTGAGGCTACCGTTAACGCCACAACGAATTGATCTGATGCGCAATTGTAAACGCCGTTCGCCATATCCTCGACTGTCTGATTGAATTTATTATAAGTTGCCATTATTTATCCGTCCAAATTGTTGTTACTGATGTTTGATTAGTCCAGCTAGTTGATACGGCTTCTTTATCAGTCCATACCTGACCGGGTAAAATTATTTGTATATCAGAGCCGTTATAAGCATAAGTACCTGTTGAGGCAATTATAACACGATTACGGTTAAAGTTAATGCTCTGCCCTGAATAGCTATAACCCCCACTATCTGCCGATAATGTAAATGTTCCAGCAGGAGTATAAGTTAGTGTTACACTGGCCCCAGTATAAGAATAAACTCCCGACTCAGCGGTGAGAACAAAGCCCCTTAATAGATTTACGCTTGTACCTGTGTAGCTATAAGAACCGTTGTTAGCGCTTAGCATTCTTGCTGTGATTAAATTAGCATCAGTACCTAAATACGAATAAGTCCCGCTGCCCGCTACTAATGTATTGCCGCCAGAAGCATCCTCGCCAGCCCACCCAATACGAACAGCGCCTAGTCTGTAAGCACCTATCCTGTTAGCTCCCGTTTGAACTAAAGACATTATTAAGCCTTGAAGTTGATCGAATTTATGTAATTAATATCACCAGAAACGTCAATCAGATCTTCAAAATACTGCCTGCGCCCTGACAGGTGGTTAGATATATTTTTAAATTCGTTTGTTTTAGAGATGGTTCTTTGTAACTGATCTTCTCTTGTTATGCCTCTGGATAACGCTATAGCATCAATGTTTGGGGTTTGTGATGTGTTATCAAGGATATAAGACTCAACCTCTAATCTTTGGTAAGGCCACGTATGGCGCTCAAAGCTAGGATACCCCAGTTCTATCTCGATCATTAACAACTCAGATTGTCGCTTAATTCGATTCTTAGCTTCTTTTTTTGCTAAAGGTATAGGATCATAATTATCAATAAGCGCTTGAACTTCTTTATCAGGCTTGTCCGAATGCTGAATAGTGACTTTATTTCTATGTTCAATAGATATGCCATTTTCAGATAAAAACTCAATCAGTCCTTTACCTTTCTCTTTCCAGTTTATCATTCCGCAAACCCCATATTAGGATAATTTTCAGCTCTAGAACTCATAGTTCCGATAGTCGGCAACACAGCCACACCAGCAGCCGGAGTCCCTAGCGTAAAGCCTTGGTACAAGCATCTTGCCCTACCATCTGCACCACTTCCAAGCCATGTTTTAGGGGAGCTAGTGTATGACACTGATGATATAGACATAGTGGCATCTTCAAAAGCTAATCCCATGAAAAAATAATTAGGTAATCTCTGCGCTGATGTGCCACCTGTAACATTATTTGAAAAGTCTAAGGTTACATATCCCGTAGCGCTCATATCTATATCGTCAGACTCAAGGATAGGATCACCAACTGGCAACCCTGTATCGTAATCAACAAGGTATATCCCTGCCCTCATCACAGCGCCTGCACTTGCTGTTTCAACGTATACAGCCCATTTTGAGAACTCTGCTGGGCTTGTGTTTACAAAAGGAGTTAACCACAACTGTGTGCTTCTTTCTGTGTATGACGTTGCATTAACTATTGACTGCTCCCCGTAATACATAGCGTTTATCGCACCTGCAACTGCTGTTCCTTTCGGTCTATTTAAAATAGTATCTGATTGACCTGCAAACACATATTTAGTGCCAGAAGCAAAACTAACTAAAGAATCAGAGTTAGAGCTTCTAATAACATTATCTCTAACAAGCACATTTGAAGATGACAAATGCCCTATTCCATGCTCAAAATTTCCAGCTCTATCATCAATATAGTAAAAAATAGGAAAGCCAGTACTGTACTGACTGGAAAATGTCCGTCCATCCTCACTAGCTCCGGCAAGCGTTATATCGCCCGCTCCTGTCGTGGCTGTTGTCTCTTGTACGTTAATAGCTAGCATCACTTACCCTTAATTAAATCTTATGAATGATCACTTTAAAAAGTTAAACCCTAAAAGAGACGATAGCGCAACTATAATAGCAAAACCCGCAGACGTCCCCCATTTATCAACTTTAGTATGCCAGCGTCTTAATCTAAAAAGTGGCTCTCTAGTGTCTTTAATGAACTGATCGAACTCTTCATTCTTTTTAGTTTGCTGCTTATCCCTTTCTTCACGAGCAGCATCAATCTGCACTAGCTTGTCCACTGACTCAGCTATCTTGCTGACCTGTTGAATTAGTATTTTAATCTCCGTGGATTCGCTCATTTTCGCTGCTTTTAGTTTGTTTTTTAGTTACGACTAGTATAACAAATAAATGCAAGATTGTAATTAGTACGAATACTACTGCCAAAAACTCTAAAGAATGCGCCCAAACCTCGCCCAATACGTTCCCATTCCAGTAATGTACTGATGAGATATAGATGAACAGATACAATGATAAGTAAGTAATTCTTGTAAAGAAACGAATAAGCTTCTTTGTTAATAATTGCATCGAACATCATCCCTGCGTTAAATAACGCTATAATACCACAAGCAATAATTGTTTTGAATTTCATATTTTTGCTTTCTGCGTACCAAAAAAGACAACAGTATATTACAGCGATAACTAACGAGTACTGCCACTCACTAAGAGCGTCTAATGCATCTACGTTGCTCAATATCTCATCCAAAAAAAAGGCCGTGAAGAAACAGCCGTTTTTAATGTTTATAGTGGTAATGGCGTACAAAGCTATAAGTATATTACTTACGTTTTGTGCCGTCTCCACGCTTGCGCTTTGAAGTTCCCATAGTGTTAACACCTCTTGAATTGAAAGAAGTTCCATTTTATCACCTTTTAAATCATTATTCCTGTCTAAATCTTTTCTCGTGCAACTTAACTTTTAAAGGTTTTACTAGGTAAAAATATCGAATCCTCCGCACTAAGTCCTGATCTAAACCTTCTCGTTATCGTCGAGCCGGTAACGGTGCATTGGTCATGGCGGGACCACTCTGCCGGTGTCTTTATTTCATCTTTATATTTAATTGCTATAGATGTTGATCTTAAATACTGCTCCTTCTTACCTCTTCCGGTGTTACACGCATTACAAAGCGACCTTAAGTTATCGGGCTTGTTGTTTGTTACGTCCTCGTCAATATGGTCTATGTGGGTGGTGTATAAATCCCAATTACACTCCTTGCCGCACAGGGCGCAATCAGGGAGGTTATCACCAAAAACAGAGTACATAACAAACCGGTGCTCGTAAACATAACCATTTTTTTGGCTTAAAATATGATCGGGCTCGTATATCGCTTGATAACCTTTAGGGTTAGTGTACCTGTAATTTCTTTTTCTTACTGTGTCGTAGGTTCCGTTTCTCATAAACCTAAAGTAATGCATTTGACAGACATCGTCCTTAACATATGCAGAATCGTTATCACAACCATTAACCTTACACATAAACCACCATTACAATCAAACTTCAATGCAATTATTATAGCAGCTTTTTGAGCTCTATATTGAATTCTTTTCTCATTTGTTCGAGCTCCTTACCGGTAAACTTTTTAGGTCCCGTCTCTGATTCGCAATAATCTATTATTTCTTGAGCTCCACTTTCTCCGAACCGGTCTTTTAGCCCTTGAATATAACCCCTGGTGTTCTTGTTTCCATAAATATTCCCACTGAGCCCCATATTGCAATACCGGTTACACTGTAAAAAAGTATTCTTTCTATCGTACCTTAAATTTCCTTGAGCCCCACGAGTCTTAAAGTGACCACAGCACCAATCCATATTTGGCTTACTGCAAGATATACACACCGGTTCAATTCCTCGAGACTTAAACCACTCGATCTCCTCTTTTACTCTTAACCGGTTAAATACCGGCTGAGTTAAGCTGTGCTGATACTTAACATCATTTAAATTAAACTCTTTCTTTTT